GACTCGACCGTCATCGTCGTAAGGCAGGGGCGCGACATCGTTGCGATCCGGCGCCACCGGGGCGAGGACACCATGACGACCGTCGGTCGCGTCATCGACGCTATTGAGGAGTTCAACCCCGCGCTCACCGTCATCGACGAGGGCGGTTTGGGCTACGGCGTACTTGACCGGCTAAAAGAGCAGAGGTATAAGGTACGTGGGGTGAACTTTGGCTGGAAGGCCAAAAACCCGGTGATGTGGGGCAACAAGCGGGCAGAGATGTGGGGCGACATGCGGGAGTGGCTACGCTCGGCGAGCATCCCGACGGATCGGCTCCTTAAGTCGGACCTGTGCGGCCCCCACGTCAAGCCTAACTCGTCAGGTACGTTGTTCTTGGAAGGGAAGAAGGAGATGAAAGCTCGCGGCCAAGCGTCACCAGACGCGGCCGACGCGCTGGCCGTCACCTTCGCCTACCCGCTCGCCAGCCGCGAGGCGCGGGACAAGCCAAGACGCATCGTTGCCGAGCGTGGAGGCAGCATGACAAGCAGCTGGATGGGAGCCTAATGGCGCGCAAAACGGTCAGTCTGTCGGTCGGTCGGGGCGAGAAGCAGCCCGTGTCTAAGGGCGCGGGCTTGACGGCCAAGGGTCGGGCTAAGTATAACCGCGCTACGGGCAGCAACTTGAAGGCTCCGGCCCCAAGTCCGAAGACTAAGGCGGACGCAGGGCGTAAGAAGTCTTTTTGCGCGCGAATGAAGGGCGTTGTAGCCAAGGCCAAAGGGCCGGCTGAACGAGCAAAGGCGTCGCTTAGACGCTGGAAGTGCAACTAATGGCCGCTAAAACGGGTTTGTACGCTAATATCCACGCGAAACGCGAGCGGATTAAGGCCGGATCGGGCGAGAAGATGCGCAAGCCTGGCAGCAAGGGCGCGCCCACCGCCAAGGCGTTCCGGCAATCGGCCAAAACGGCTAAAAAGAGGTAATTTACATGCCACTCGTCAAGTCTGGCAGCAAGTCTGCCTTCCGCACGAATGTCAAGGCCGAAATGAAGGCCGGCAAGCCGCAGAAGCAGGCCGTGGCGATCGCATACTCGGTCAAGCGTAAAGCACAAGGTAAGAAGCGCAAATAATGGCTAAAGACCCCACAGGGCTGCGCGGCGCGGCTCGCGTCGCTAACACGCCCACCGACCGAGGCAAAGCCTCGCGCGATCCGGCGGACGTGCTGGCAACCGCCCGATCCCGTCTCACGACGGCGCTGGCGGCGTACTCCGACAGTCGTGAGGACGAGCTGGACGACCTGCGCTTCATGGCAGGCTCGCCCGACAACCAGTGGCAGTGGCCGCAGGACGTGCTCGCGCAGCGCGGGTCGGTGCAGGGGCAGACGCTCAACGCGCGCCCGTGCCTTACAATCAACAAGCTGCCGCTGCACGTACGGCAGGTGACGAACGATCAGCGTCAGAACCGCCCGGCCGGTAAGGTCATCCCGGTCGATGACAAGGCGGACATTGAGGTCGCTGAGATTTTTGACGGAATTGTCCGTCACATTGAGTATATTTCCGATGCGGATGTCGCTTACGACACCGCGTGCGACAACCAGGTCACGTACGGCGAGGGGTATTTCCGCATTTTGACGGAATACTGCGACGAGAACACGTTTGACCAAGACCTTCGTATCGGTCGCATCCGAAATAGCTTCAGTGTTTACATGGACCCGACCATCCAAGACCCTTGCGGGGCGGATGCCGAGTGGTGCTTCATCACCGAAGACATCCAGAAGTCGGATTTTGAGCGCATGTACCCCAATGCAGAGCCGATTTCAACGGTTATGCAACGCGGCGTCGGCGACCAGGCGCTGTCGCAGTGGATCAACCAGAATACTGTCCGTATTGCTGAGTATTTCTACAAAGAGCACAGCCGAGAGACGCTGAACCTGTACGCCGGCAACCAAACGGCGTACGCGGGTTCGCCCGAGGCGCGTGAGCTTGAGATGCTGGGCCTCCAGCCCATCCGCAAGCGCGAAGTTGACGTTAAGCGCGTCAAGTGGCTGAAAACCAACGGCTACGAGATTCTGGAATCCTCTGAATGGCCGGGCAAGTGGATTCCTGTAATCCGCGTGATCGGCAACGAGTTTGAAGTAGACGGCCGTATGTACGTGTCGGGCCTTGTGCGTAACGCCAAGGACGCCCAGCGCATGTACAACTACTGGGTGTCCCAAGAAGCCGAGATGCTGGCTCTGGCCCCCAAGGCGCCGTTTATTGGCTACGGTGGCCAGTTTGAAGGCTACGAAACCCAATGGAAGACGGCCAACACGACCAACTGGCCGTACCTAGAAGTTAACCCCGACGTGACAGACGGGCAGGGAAACATCCTGCCGCTGCCACAACGCGCACCTCCGCCGCTGGCCCAGACGGGCTTGATTCAGGCGAAAATGGGCGCTGCCGACGACATCAAGGCCTCTACCGGCCAGTATGATGCAAGTCTCGGCATGCGCTCCAACGAGCGCACCGGTCGGGCCATCTTGGCGCGTGAACGGCAAGGCGACACAGGCACATACCACTTTGTAGACAACCTCGCTCGTGCTATCCGCTATGGGACGCGCCAACTCGTTGATTTGATCCCGAAGATTTACGACACCCAGCGCATCGCGCGCATCATTGGCATTGACGGCGAAACCAACACGGTTCGCATCGACCCGATGCAAGCCGAACCGGTCCGCCGGATCATGGACGAGACGGGTATCGTGATTGAGAAAATCTACAACCCGTCTGTTGGTAAGTACGACGTGGCGGTCACGACCGGCCCGTCCTACGCGACCAAGCGGCAGGAAGCCATGGACGCTATGGGGCAAATTTTGCAGGCCAACCCGCAGCTTTGGTCGGTCGCCGGCGATCTGTTCGTTAAGAACATGGACTGGCCGGGCGCTCAGGAAATTAGCAAGCGGCTTCAGAAGATGATTGATCCGAAGCTGCTGGCGGACGAGGAAGACCCGGCCCTGCAAGCCGCCAATCAGCAGATGGAAGTGATGGCGCAAGAGATGCAGATGATGCAGGACATGCTCCGCCGTGTGCAGCAGTCGATGGAAGCCCGCGAGGTGCAGATCAAGGAGTTTGAGGCTCAGGTCAAGGCGTACAATGCCGAGACGGATCGAATTAAAGCGGTCGAGAGCGGTCTAACTCAGGAGCAGGTGCAAGACATCATTATGGGCACGCTGGCTGGCATGCTATCGACCGGTGAGCTTGTGGCGCCTAGCGCCCCCCGCGAGATGGGTATGCCGCCTGAAGGGATGCCGCTATGACCTGTGAAGTCTTTATCGGGCACTTGTTCCTTGCGCGCGATGTGACGCACTCTACGCACCTCAACACGCGTAACTTTGCAAAACACAAGGCGTTGCAGAAGTTTTACGAAGGGGTCATTCCGCTCGCAGACAGCTTCGCAGAGGCCTATCAGGGCCGTTACGGCCTGATTGGTCCGATTGCGCTACAGTCGGCTAAAAAGACGAACAATGTGCTCGACTTTTTGCAGGACGAGCTGAAGACGCTTGAGGAAATGCGTTACACGGTTTGTAGTAAAGAGGATACTCCTCTACAAAATTTGATTGATGAGATACTGACGTTGTATCTTACGACCATTTATAAACTGCGCTTCTTAGCGTGAGGGTAGAACATGGAACTTCTTAATCCGATGGCCGATGCCGTATACCCCGGTCGTACGGTAGCGTACACGGGCACCGCTGGCTCCACGGCGACTTGGCAGTCTGGCCCGCAGGGCGTAGTAGTGTGGTCAACAACTAACGCATACATTGTTGTAGGCGAGGGTGTGACTGCAACGACTTCTAGCACTCCGATCCCCGCGGGCGTGCCTATCGCGTTTAAAGTGCCTGAAGGCACCGGCGCGCCGTGGCGAGTAAGCGCCATTCAACAGGTTTCTGGCGGCTCAATTTTTGCTAAACCTATCAACATCCGATGAGTTTCGGGGACGACATTCGCAACGGCGTTCCTATCGGGTTGCCGTCAATTCTGTCGTTGGGGCTGCCGCCTCTGGTCAACCCGTACCCCGCGCTTAACCTTGACTTCATTAACAATCCGCTCGATCCCCGCATCACCTTTTCCCGAGGCAGTCAGGCCACGCTGTTTGATTCCACTGGGACGCTGGTGTATGCAAACAATAACCTTGTTGTGCAGTCTGAAAATTTTGGCACGACTTGGGTTACAACGAATAGCAGCGTTTCAACAAATGTCACGACTGCGCCAGACGGCACTACAACAGCCGATAAACTGACTGAGGCACTAGACGTGAATTCAGTGCATCAAGTCGCGCAAACGTCAGTGACGGTAATGAGTTCCGCGACATACACCGCGTCGGTTTATGCAAAAGCAGATACTCGCACCAGAGTTAGAATCGCTTTTATTGTAGGAGGGACGGGCGGCGTCTTAGCAGACGCAAATCTTACTTCCGGAACAATTGGCGCGGCATCATCTTTTGGTGGTGGTACTGCTGTAACGTCTGCCATTCAATCGGTCGGCAATGGCTGGTTCCGCATTTTGATAACAGGCTCTGGGCCTGCTGGAACGTCCGGTGAATTGCGGTGCGAACTTCTAGACGCTACTGGCAATCGTCAATACAACGGCGATGGCACTTCTGGTTTATTCCTGTGGGGGGCAATGCTCAACATAGGATCAACTGTTGGCCCTTACGTCCAAACCGTAGCCTCTGCCTACTACGCCCCACGCTTTGACTACAACCCCTCCACGCTTGCCGCGCAGGGCTTGCT